TTTATGGAGGCAATCATCAATCTAATATAACTCAAATTGAAAGGCTAGACGTAATAGTTGAAGATCACGCAGACGAATCTCTATTCGGTGACGAATCAAATAGCATAATAACCAACATCTAGAGACCTAAACACTTAAAAAACAAATTCGTAGTAATACTGTTTTTAAATAAAGTATAAACCCATAAAAATCCCAATTAACATGAACGCAAAGGAAACGCTAAAAAAGATTGCTGAAGCTCTTAATATCGTAGGAGACAAGGTAGAAGCTCCAGAGGTTGTAGAACCTAAAGCTGAAGAAGCTAAGGTAGAAGCTGTAGCAGAAGTTGTAGAAGCTGTAGAAGCGACTACAGAAGCTGTAGTAGAAGAAGCAGCTAAGGAAGTAAAAGAGACAGAAGTAGAAGTTACTTCTGAGGTTGAAACAAAGGTAGTCGAAGAAGATCCTAGAGTCCAGGAATTAGAAGGACAGCTGAATGACTTAAAAGATCTATTGAAAGCTGCAATGGCACAGTCAGAAGAAGTGAAAGTAGAAGTTCCAGTAGAAGAACCTAAAGGATTGACTCATTCACCAGAAAAAAATGTAAATAAAAAATCTACTAAAATAGGAAATAAAGGAAAGGATACTTTAAGCCGAGTATTCAAATATATTAATAATTAATCAATAAATAAAAGTAAATTATGGCAACAACAACAAGTATTACAACAAGCTATGCTGGAGAAAAGGCATCTGGTTTTATCTCGGCAGCTTTGCTTTCAGCAAGCACCTTAGATAAGGGTGGTATTACAATTAAACCAAACGTAAAGTTTAAATCTGTTATGCAGAAATTAGCTTTAGGAGACGTGATCGCAGATGCATCATGTGACTTCGCAGCTACGTCTACAGTAACATTAACTGAACGTTACTTACAACCAGAGGACTTCCAAGTAAATTTAGAGCTTTGTAAGTCTGACTTCGAATCGGACTGGTTATCAATTGAGCAAGGTTTCTCATCTTTTGATGAATTACCAAAATCATTTGCAGATTATTTAATCGCTCACGTTGCAGCTAAAGTAGCTCAAAAAACAGAACAAAATATCTGGAATGGAGACGAAGACAACGCTGGAGAATTTGATGGATTAGTTTTATTAGCAGCAGCTGATTCTGACGTAGTAGACGTTACAGGAGCGGCAATTTCGCCAGCAAATATTATCGCAGAATTAGGGGCTGTAATTGACGCAGTACCAGCGACAGTCTATGGAAACGATGATTTAAGCATCTATATTTCACAAGCAGACGCTAGATCTTATGTAAGAGCGCAAGCAGCTTTAGGATATAAAGACTTATACCACGTTGGACAAACTGACATGGATTTTGAAGGTGTACGTTTATTTGTAGCAAATGGATTGAATTCTGGACAAATGTTCGCAGCTCAAAAAAGCAATTTATTTTACGGAACTTCTTTAGTTTCAGATATGAATGAGGTGAAATTGATTGACTTAGCTGATATCGATGGTTCACAAAATGTTCGAGTAGTAATGAGATTCCAAAGTGGAGTAAACTACGCTATCGGATCTGAGATCGTTTATAGATCAGTAGCTGTATAAGCAGTAAAAAATAGTTAATCCCCTTCTTTAATTAGGAGGGGTTAACAAACTAATTATCAATAATTTAAAATACAACAAAACATGGCATGTAGCATAACAGCTGGAAGACTTGAAGGATGTAAGGACTCAGTAGGAGGCTTGAATGCGATTTATTTTGTAAATTTCGGAGAGATGGGAGCATTATCTATCACAGACGAAACAATTACAGGTATCGCAGCATCAACTCCAGACGCTTTCAAATACGACTTAAGAGGTTCTAGCAATTTCGAACAATCTTTGACCAGCTCAAGGGAAAACGGATCAACATTCGCAGAACAAACATTAACGGTTTCATTAAAGAAACAAGACGCAACTACTCATAAAGAGGTAAAGCTTTTAGCTTACGGACGTCCACATATTTTGATAGAAGACAATAATGGAGTTTTCTGGATGATGGGTGAGGAATTCGGATCTGAAATGAGCGCGACAGTTTCAACTGGAGCAGCAATGGGGGACAAAAATGGATATGAGTTAACCTTCGCAGCAATGGAGAAAGGCTTAGCTAAAGAATACACTGGAGATATTGCAACTGATTTTGCAGTGACTGTAGGAGTATAATACTATCTACTAGGAATATGAAAGGGGCTACTGAAAAGTAGCTCTTTTTTTTTGTTTCAATTCTACACTAATATTGTTTTTAAATAAAGGACAATTCAATGAACTATATAGATATAAACAGCCTGGATGCCCAGGAGCTAAATATGAACATCAACTTAGATGATTATAGCGCTATTTCTGTTTTGATTTTATGGACAATATATAAAGAAGGATCTGACACTCCAGTAGCTGTGACAGATAATTCTGGAGGGTTTGCTGCTGTAACTTCACATGGTTATCATCACAAATTAACATTAGACTTAGCTCAATTAGTTTTTGACGAAGATCTAGTAGACGAAACTCAATACACAATAGAAGGACTGTATAATGGATCTGTAGTGTATAAAGGTAAGTTTCAAACGACATCGAAAGACATAAGCGACTATTCAGTTAATACTGGAAAGTATGTAAAGCAAAATACTACTAATAATTACACAATACTAGAATAATGAACTTAAATTTAATCAACTTATCGGCATACGAAACGCCTAAAGCTATAGAGGAAAAGCATAAAGACTATGTCAGATATGGAGACGATAATGACTATTATTCGTTCCTTATACAAAACTATTTGCAGTCGGCTACTAATAATGCAGCTATAAAATCAATTTCAGACTTAATATATGGAAAGGGTTTATCTATAGAGGGTCTAGAGATCACTTCTAACGAAGTAAAAGAACTCAGAAAGCTAATTAACCATAGAGACTTAAAAAAGATCATCCTGGAGCGTAAAATGCTAGGACAAGCTGCAATCCAAGTCATATATAGTAAACCTGGAAACGATCGCAAGGTTGTAGGAATAAAACATTTTCCTATTCATACTTTGAGACCAGAAAAGATGAACTCAGAAGGGATCATTGAAAATTACTACTATCATCCAGACTGGGCTAATAAAAGTCCATCGGATCAACTTAAAAAGATTCCTACGTTTGGTAACTCAAAAGAAAATATTGAACTATATATTTTAAAGCCTTATGTTTCTGGCTATTCATATTTTGCACCAGTAGGATATTCTGGAGCTTTGCCATATTGTGAATTAGAAAACGAAATCGCAGACTACTTATTAAACGAGGCAAAGAACTCATTTTCAGGGACTAAGGTAATTAATTTCAATAATGGAGTGCCTTCAGATCAGCAAAGGGATCAAATATCTAGGGATGTTAAAAACAAGTTGACTGGGTCTAGAGGTCAGAAAGTGATCGTAGCATTTAATGAGTCAGCTGAAAACAAAGCAACTGTAGAAGACATTTCTTTGAACGATGCGCCATCGCATTATGAGTATTTAGCGAACGAGGCAATGCACAAAATACTGGTAGGTCATAGAGTAACCAGTCCAATGCTTTTAGGTATTAAAGATGGCGGAAATGGATTAGCATCTAATTCAGACGAAATCATGGTAGCATCTCAGCTATTTAATTCAACTGTTATAGGAAACTTTAAGGATGAATTAACGGACGCCTTAGAAGAGATTTTAGAGGTTAATGGGGAGGTTCCAGAAATCATTTTAGAGACATCTCAGCCAATACAATTTACAGAAGAAGAGGATAAAGAAGAAGATAAAGAAGATCAGCCAGAAGAGAAAATAGAAAAAGTAGACGAAAAGCAAAAAGAAGACAATAGAGAGGATCAAAATCTTTCAGCTCATGATAGTACTAAAAATAACATAAAATACGCTATGGAGCTTTATATGGCTTCTAGAGACTAACAACCCTTAATAGAATGTGTAAGATAGCGGACAAACAAGCTGAGATACTAATTTACTTACAAAAAGTAGGTGAATCTATAGACGAAAACGAATGGGAATGCGTTGACGCTAGAGTAGATGAAAACGAGACAGAAGAAGAAGACTTTGAATCTATGTTGAATTCTATGGAGGTTGCTTTATCGGTTTCTGCGCCAGGTGATGAAAGAAATAAAAATAGCAAGCAAGATAACAAGTTTGTAAAAGTTAGATATGCGTATGTACAAGGATCTAAAAAGCATGGATCTAGTAGGAATAAAAAAGGTAGACCTTTCTGTAATGCGATGGAAGCCGCTAGTAGATTCTATAGAAAAGAAGATATTCTTAAAATGCAAACTGATGGAGTTAATAGTGAGCTAGGTCATAATAAACAACCTTATTCGCTATGGTTGCACAAAGGAGGCGTTAATTGTTACCATAAATTCGAAAGAAGGATATATATTAAAAGAAAAAAGAATGATGGAACTCCATGGGGTGGGGGTGCTATGACTGGCGTAAAAAAAGCGTCTATAGCACAAGCTAGAAAGGAAAATTTCAATCCAAAGTCTGGACGTTTTAAAAACGATAGAAGGGTGGCGGAGGCTCAAATAGATAGAGCTGACAAAGGTCATCATCCTTCATACGTTAAACCAAGAAAGAAAAGATAAAATAAACAACAATGAGTAAAGCACTTTTTATAAGTAGGGAAGATCTAGTGAGATACACTCCAATATCTGGAAACCTGGATTTTGATAGAGTAATACAATACATAGAGATCGCACAAGATATTCACATTCATGAATTGCTAGGAGGGAATTTATATGCAAAACTTCAATCGGATGTATTATCGTCTTCTTTGTCTGGAAGCTATGAGACACTGATGAGAACACATATAAAACCATCTTTAGCACAATATGCGTTACTGGAGTTTTTACCTTTCAGTCAATTTAGCATTAACAACAAAGGTGTTTTTAAGCATACTTCTGAATCTGCGGAATCTCTAAGTAAGTCAGACATTGAAATGATGATGGAAGCAACTAGAGACACAGCTCAACACTATGCGTCTAGAATGGTTGACTATTTATGTCACAATCCAAATAGTTTTCCAGAATATTTAACAAACACGAACGATCAACTGTCACCAAGCAAAGACACTTCTTTTGGAGGCTGGCACATATAAAACAAAAACTAAATGGCTACATTAACTGGAACAAAAGTAAAAGATACCTACGACTCACTCCTTAAAATAAAGGACAATGATTCTTTGACTGGATCAAGAAAAAAAATCACTGATGGTTTAGGTAATGAGACACCTTTGTCTATTTCTAACGCTGAGGTTGTTTCTACAGTAAACGTAGAAGCTAGTGGTTTTAAAACACCTACAGGAACGTCTACAGAATACCTAATGGCTGATGGAACTACGTCTGGAGCTATTACAGGTGATTTAACTTATTATCACAACCAAGGAGTTCCTAGTTCTGTGTGGACTGTGAATCATAACATGAATAAATTTCCTAGTGTTGTTGCTGTAGATTCAGCAGCTTCAATAGTAATAGGCGAAGTAGAATATACGACATTGAACACTATAACAATAACATTTAACTCAGCATTCTCTGGAGATGCTCATCTTAATTAATAATAAATAAACAAAAAAAAGTAAAAAAAATGGCAACTATTAAACACTTAGTGGATCTAGATTTATCCAAAAATCAAATTTTAAACGCAGTAGTACAAAACTTAGCTGTAGCACCTTCTTCGCCTAGTGATGGACAGATTTATTGGTCTACGGCTGATGATACTTTATATGCATGGGATGGATCGGCATGGATCGACTTAGGATCTGATGGAGTAACCAACTTAGGGTACACAGCAGCAACGAACCAGGGTACTGTAACTTCAAACACAGGAACAAACGCTACGATTCCATTAGCGGATGCAACAAATGCTGGTCTTATGTCAGCAGCTGAAAAAACAGTAGTAGGAAATCAATCTGGAACAAACACAGGAGACAACGCAGTGAATTCGCTTTATGATGGATTAGTAAGCAATGTCACTACAAATCTTTCAGAAGGAACAGCTACAGCAACAACTGTGGACGTAAATTCTTCAGATGGAACAAATGCAACTTTAGCACAAGCATCATCTTCTAGAGCTGGTTTACTTTCAAGTACTAAGTATGACGAAATCGTAGCAAACTCACTTAAAGTAAGTGATGTAAATCATAACGTTACTACAAATTTATCTGAAAGCTCAACACAAACAACGAATACAGTAATATCGAGTGATGGTACTAATGCAGTTTTGACAGCAGCTTCTGCTTCTAAAGCTGGTGTTATGACCAAAGCAATGTATGACGAACACGTTATAAACAACGCTAAGGTTTCTAATGTTGACGAAACACTAACTTCTATAGCATTAGCTTCTAACATTCTTACTTATACGGATGAAAATGGTTCAGATACTGACTTAGATTTATCTCTTTACTTAGATGATACCAACTTAGCAAGATTGACAAGCGGATCTTTAAATGCGAGTACAGGAGTAGCAACTTTCACTAGAGATGATGCTTCTACCTTTACTATTGATATGTCTGCATTCTTAGATGCAATTACTCTTAATGATACTTTGACTTCAACTTCAGTAACGGAAGGATTAACAGCTAATCAAGGTAAAGTATTAAAAGACTTAATCGATGGCTTAAATGTTGGAACTGGATCTAATACAGGTGATGAAGTTCAAGCTACAACAACTGTAAAAGGTATTGCTGAAATTGCTACTCAGACTGAAGTAAACACAGGAACGGATAATACTAGAATAGTAACACCTTTGACTTTAAAAAATACTTTAGGAGTTACAGGATCGCTTTCAACTACATTGACTTATTCTCAGCTAGTAGGTGGAGCAGCGTCTCAAGTGATTACTCACTCAATTGGAAACCAATTCGTACAGGTATCTGTATACGAAGTCGCTGGAATGGATAAAGTAGAATGCGAAGTAGAATTGACTTCAGCTAACACTGTTACTTTGAAATTCAATGTAGCTCCAGCAGCAAACTCTTTAAGAGTTGTAATAGTAGGATAATGAGAAAAAATAAGTAAGGGCGGCTAACGCTGCCTTTGCTTATATTAATAAAACACATATTAGATGGCAACAAAAAAAATACTAACAGATATAAATCTAAAAGGTAAGATCGATGCGGATGGGACTGTCTTAGGATCTAATCTAAGCGGAACAAATACAGGAGACCAAATATCGAGTGACTTTGATCACGATGAGCTTACTGGTTTTGTGGCGAATGAGCATATCGATTGGACTACAGACCAAGGATCTACAAATATTCATTCTGGTAATTATACAAATACAAATACCTGGAGACCGATTGATGATACCCCAGTAAATGGAGCAACCACAGAATCGATAAGTTCGAATTGGGCTTTCGACAATGTGAAAACAGCTGTTCCAGCCAACGCTGTATTTACAGATAACGACACGACTTATGTTTCAAGTGACTTCAATCACGATGATCTTACTGGATTTGTAGCAAAAGAGCATCTAGACTGGACAGCAAACCAGGGATCGAATAATATTCATTCTGGTAATTACACAAATACAACTTATACAGCTGGAAACGGATTAGCATTAAGTGGCATTCAGTTTAGAATGGCTGGAGGTAGTATTGGAGGAAGTATTGATTTAAATACTTATACAAGTAGTGGATATTATGTACAGGGTTCTAATGCTTACGCAACTAGTGGAAGCAACTATCCAGTAGATTACGCTGGTATTCTTACAGTAGTCAAAGCTGAAGGAAACAACACTCATATAACGCAAACCTATGACCAGTACAATTCGAGTGCTTTTTATAATAGAAGCTATTATAACGGAGCATGGTCTACATGGAGAAATTTAGCTCAAGACAGCAATACCACATATACTTCTAGTGATTTCAATCACGATGATTTAACAGGGTTTGTCGCTAAAGAACACTTGGACTGGACAGCGGATCAAGGATCAAATAATATTCACGCAAACAATTATACAGACACAAACACGTTTAGAGCTATCACTAGCACTCCAACAGATGGAGCATCTACAACTTCAATCAGTGCGGATTGGGCTTTTGATAATGTTAAAACAGCAGTTCCAGCCAGCGCTTTGTTTACTGATACAGTATATAGCCATCCTGGGTTTAATGGAGACGATATAAGCATCGACACAGGGGTTTTGTCTGGAGCTACTATCATAAGCGACTTAGACTTCAATGTAACTACAAACACTGAAGGTCATGTAACTGATGCTAACGGAACTATATCAACTAGAGAATTAACACTATTAGACTTAGGTTACACAGGTGCAACTAACGCGAACTATATCACTAACAATAATGAGTTAACTAATGGAGCTGGTTATTTAACAGCATCATCAACACAAAGCAAATACTTAAGAAGTAACGCAGCTGATACAGCAACAGGATCTATAAGATTTACTAGTGGTTTAAATTATTTTGGAAGCACAGGTTCAAATACTGCCGAGATAGTAATGAACACAGCAAATGCTGGTTCGCCTCACATTTCCTTTACAGATAACCAGGGCGATATGTCATGGTCTGTAGGTGGTGATGACGCTGATAATAATTTTAAAATTCATGGAACTGCTAATGGAATTCTGCCAGTAATAAACAATTTAGTTTCTCCTTTGTTTGAACTAACTACTGGAGGGGTTTGCCTTATAAATGGAGCAACTGCTTGGACGTCTGCGAACTTAACTAATAACAACCAGTTAACTAATGGAGCTGGATATGTAACTTCTAGCGGAAACACAATTATAGGAACTGATTCAGATATAAATACTAGTGGGGCTACAGTAGTAGACCAATTAAATATGACTGATGGTGTTATTCAATCTCACTCAACTAGAATAATGACTTTGGCTGATCTAGGATATACTGGAGCAGCTAACGCTAATAATTATGTACACCCATCTTATGATGGAGATGACTTAAGTATTGACACTGGAGTAATGGGTGGGGCTACTGTTATTTCTGACTTAAATTTTGCAGTTACAACTGACACACAAGGTCACGTTTCTTACACTGGAGGATTTGCGAACACCAGAACAATGACTTTAGCTGATCTAGGATACACTGGGGCAACCAATGCAAACTATATTACTAATAACAACCAGTTAACTAATGGCGCTGGATATACTACTTACACAGCAAACCAAGCTCTTAATACTTCTTCAAGCCCAACTTTTGAACAGTTGACTCTAAATGGAGACTTACTTGTTAATTGGAACAGTACAAGCTCAACCATTCGCATGGGAGACACTGACAACGGAGAAAGAAGAATACATTGTAATAGTAATCGTATTGGTTTTTTGAAATCTAATAATAACTGGGGATCTTACTGCGAGGATAATGGTGATTGGAGAACGGATACTATAAGCTACGCTGGAGCTAGTATGAGAGCGCCTATATTCTACGACTCAAATAACACTACTTATTACACAAATCCAGGGAGTGTATCTCTATTATATGGATTGCAAGTTCAGGGAGGTGACTTAAAAATGTATGAAAATGGAACTTATTCTTCGGAATTAAGATTTCAAAACAATACGCATCAAATGGGTATCGACTACCAAAATAATGAAACTATGAGATTCATTACAAGGTCGGGAGTTACTACAGTGCCTATTACTTTTCAAATGAGAGCTGGAACTATTACAGCTGCCAACTTCATACTATCATCTGACGAAAGAAAGAAGACGAAAATAGAAGATCTAGATTCTAAAGCCATCAAAGCAAATTGGAAGTCTTTTGAAATGAAAGATAACGAAGGCGAATATAGAACTGGTGTAATAGCTCAAGAACTAGAAAAAGATCATCCAGAGTTTGTCAATACAGATGACGAAGGATACAAGTCTGTAAAATACATAGATTTATTAATCGCTAAAGTTTCTGAATTAGAGGCAAGGCTAGAAAAACTAGAAGGAAATGGCTGTAAGAAATGCAAGTAATATAACTCTTTTAGAGGTAATTAATGAAATTAATCCTACAGATAGGTCTTTAGCTGGTTGTATTGCAAAAGCAAAGAAAACTGGATGGATGTCTTCATACATGGGTAGTCGTAATAGGTTATCGAACTTTAGAGGGTACTCACATGGATCATTAAGTTATTATTAATAAAATATAAAAATGAAAATACCAAAGAAATTACACCAAATCTGGATAGGTACAAGAGAATTGCCTAAGAAGTATGTTGAAATGACTCAAGAGATGGAAGCTAAACACCCAGAATGGGAGTACAAGCTATGGTCACATGACGAAATATTCAACGATCTATATAAGGACGATATTTATTTAAATGCTTACTTAGAAGATCCAGATACTTTTAAGTGGGCATTCATAACCGATAGAATTAAGTTACTTTTATTAAGAGACTTTGGTGGTGTTTATGCTGACGTAGATGCTAAATTTGTGAGACCTTTTGACTTAGTTTTAGAAAAGCTAAACGAAAATCAAACGTTTTTTGCTGGCATGAAAACTTTCGATGTTCAGTCATCTTTAATCGAATGTGCTATTTACGGAGCTGCTCCAGATAGTAGGCTTATAAATTTATGTTTAGATTTTTACCAGGACACACGATGGGCGCATGGATGTATGGATTTTAGCAATGTTATAATACACAACTTAGAAGATGACGCTTTGCTTTTGAATAGCCAATACTTTTATAGCTTTGAAGAAACAGATCAAACAATAGTTTTACACGAACCAGAAGAAATAAGATTACATTCTCACTCAGAAGAAAATAACGCTAAAGAACAATATTAAAAACCAAAAAGATGAATATAGAATACACTTGGAAAATAACTGGCTTAAAAAAAGCTCTTATTTTAAACGAATTAGAAGACGTAATTACAAGCATAAATTTTGAATATACTGGAAAAGATTCGGAATCAAAAGAGTTTTTTACGTTTTTAGGAGTAGTTCCTGTAGCTGAGCCTTCAGAAGACAACTTTAAATCAATTGACAAATTAACTCAAGAAGAGGTTATCGAATGGGCTAAAGCAAACCACCCAGTGGATCACATGAACGAAATAATAGAGAAAGGAATACTTAACAAACTATCACCTATCAAGGAAGTAGTTGAGGACGTAAAATGGTTATAAAATGACAGCACGAGAAAAAGTAGAAGTAAGGCATTTAAAAGATCGGTTTGACACTATGGAAGATAAACTAGAAGACACTTCTTCAAAGATTGATCGTATATTGATGTATCTAGAAGACGATAGTCACAGCGAAGCGAAGGGCTTAGTAACTCGCGTAATTGATCTAGAAAAAGATAATGCCGAATTCAAAATTTCTCACAAAAAAGCTAATAAAGTAGCTGCTATCATACAGAAGATTGCAGTAGCTTTAGCCATTACGTTTGGAGGTATGTATATAAAATCTAGATGGGATGTCTAATATCGAAAAAATAATAATACATTGCTCAGCAACTCCAGAAAATAGAGATGTTGATACTGAAACAATAAGAGGCTGGCACATGAATGAAAATGGCTGGTCAGATATTGGATATCATTTTGTAATTGAACTGGATGGAACAATAAAAGAAGGTAGACCTATAGATAGACAAGGAGCGCACACAAAAGGACACAATAAGAATTCTATAGGCATTTGCTACGTTGGAGGCTTAGACGATCACTTGAATCCAAAAGACACCAGAAATAAAGATCAAAAATTTAGTCTAGAGGTGTTACTAGCAAATTTAATGGCTTCTTTTGAAGGAGTTGAATTGTTTGGTCATAATGAATTTTCTAGCAAAGCCTGTCCTTCATTTAACGTTAAAAAAGAATACGAATACCTTATAAAACACTATGAAAGAACCTAAAAAAACAAGAATTGGAAAATTCCTTCAGTCTATTAATTTTAAAAAAGCTGCTGGAGTAGTTGGAAACGTAATAACTGGAAACTGGAAAGGCGCTTTAGATATTATTTCTGACAAAGACAACGGAATGACAGACGAAGAAAGAAACTTCGCGCTACAGGTCATGCGACTAGATATGCAAGAAATGGAGTCTGTAACAGAACGATGGTCTTCAGACATGACGTCCGATTCCTGGCTAAGCAAGAATGTTCGTCCGCTATCATTGATATTTCTAACCATAACTACAGTAGTGCTTATTTATCTGGATTTTTACTACCCAGATCTTCAAGTTCCTTCTGAATGGATCGAACTACTTAAAAGCTTATTGCTTGGAATATACATAGCTTATTTTGGCTCTAGAGGGCTAGAAAAATACAAGTCTATAGGTAAGTAAAACACATACCTGTTAATAGTGTTTTTAAATAAAGCAATACAACGACTTTATGATGGTATATGGGGCTAGGTTTTTAGTAGGGTTTTATCCTAGCCTTCCATCGCTTTAAAATTTCACATGGCAAAAAAGAAAACTTTAAAATACTGGAAAACAAAAATAGACAAGCCTTTTCACGAATATATAAGAAGATCAAATGTAAATAGCGAAGGCTATGGATCATGTATTTCGTGTGGAAAGGGAATTCACTTTTCAGAATCTGACGCTGGTCACTTTATATCCAGGGGAGCTATGTCTACTAGATGGGACGAAGACAACGTAAATCTTCAATGCCGAAAATGCAACAGGTTCGAATATGGTAGACAGTATGAATACTCTTTAAAAATTGGATCTGAATTAGCTGAGTCTTTGCTTGTTAAAAGTAGAAGTATCTTTAAATTAATGGAACACGAATACCAGGAGATCTTCGAAAAGTACAGAGATTTATTAGCTGAAATAAAAGAAAATCAAAATTTTTAGGCGCTGGGCAAAAAGGAATTTCGCTACCTTACTACGCTGTAAGACAGTCACTTAAAACGTGGCTGTTTTTTTATGCAAAACAAAAATAAAAAAAACTGTTTTTAAAGTGTAGAGCGTGACCGCTAATGCAAAATACATTAAAACAAGACATTAACGTCTGATCCAAAATTAAGCTAGGCGGTCACCAAAGCGATACAAGGATTAGGCGTTTTTTATTATCCTTAATTTCCTAAAAAGGGTAGATGTTGTAAACACGTTAGAGTGCTGATGAGTGGGTAAGTCAGAGGTCTTTTCTTGTTATGGTCTATATAGATTACATAACCGATTGAATAAGTTTAGCCGAATATCTAATAATAAGAGATCTCTTTTTTTTTGCCCATGTCCTGGGCTTTATTGGAAGAGTTATGCGCAATCAACAACGAAACAACTTCTTAAATATAAACAACTTCTTATAAAGCGGTAACCAGAAAAGCAGTAGCCATAGAAGAAGTATCCATGGTAAAAAGTAGCCTCTAAGGTTAACGACTTTTAAGGTTAACGACTTTTAAATTAAAAAAAAGTTAAAAAAAGTTTGTACAGTAAATATATTTGTTATATCTTTGTATTGTATTTATATACTTATAGGTATATATTTTTATTTAAAATCATATGTAATGAGAGATTCTAAACAAAAATTAATGATAGAGCAGCTTGATAAAAAACAAACAAAATGAGACACACAGCAATCGGACAAATCTGGGAAAACACAACAAACGAACACTTATTACACTTAAACGAAGGCTTAACATTACTACAACTTAGAAAGCCTACTAGAAGCACAAGACAAAGAAGAAACTATGTAAGAGTATTGCTAGAAGAAAGAGGTATAGCGTTTGAAACAATTTTCTAAAAAAAAAGCAAAAAAAATTAGGAGGATAGAAATATTCTCCTTATCTTTGTAATCAACAAATTAAAACCTTAATATTATGAAACTATCAAAACAACAACTAGCTACCAGAGCTTCTGACAAAATAGAAGCACAATTGTTTTTTGCAAATATGAAACTTCAAGAATACGAACTTAATTTATCTGGAGTGATTCCTACACTAGTGGACGAAGATTCTATTCAAAAACAAATTAAAGCACAAAAGAACGAGATAGATACACTATCTTATATATTTAACCTAGTAGAATTAAGCTACTAAAAACCAAATAAAATGATTGAAAAGTTAATCAAAATTCAAAACGAGTTAAAAGCTCCTAAAAACCAGTACAATTCTTTTGGAAAATATTCCTACAGAAATGCTGAAGACATCTTCGAAGCTTCTAAGCCTATATGTTTTAAATATGGTTTACTTCTAACTGTAACAGATCAAATCATCGAAGTAGGCGGAGATTTATTTGTAGAAGCAACCGCTACTATTACTGATGGCGAAAAGATGATCGCTAGCCGAGCGCAAGCTGGATTAGATCTAAACAGAAAAGGAATGGACAAGGCTCAATCTACTGGAGCTTCCAGCAGTTATGCTCGAAAATATGCGATGTCTGGGCTTATGATGCTAGATGACAGTAAAGATCCAGACGCTACTAATACTCATGGTAAAAAAGCACCTACAAAGCCAGCTCTAAAAGAAAACAGCGAAGCTTACTTAAAAGTAGTAACAGCTTTAAAATCCAAGAAATTCAAAGTATCTGACGTCACTTCTAAGTACCAGGTTTCCAGCGAGTTACTGGCTAAATTAGAGAAAATGTAAAAAAAACTTGTGTATTCCATTTATATGTTATACATTTGTCAAGGCAACACAGCCACTATTATTTAACCGAGGCAATAAGTAAGCCCTCACTAAAACCCAATTTATTATGAGTGCAATTATTTCAGTAGGAATTAACAAAGACAAAATCAAATTCAACGATCAAGGATGGGCAAACTTAACTGTCTTCTTAAACAACGAAACAAATACTTACGGACAGAATGCGTCTGTAGCTATGGAGCAAACTAAGGAGCAGCGAGAGGCTAAGGAAGCAAAGACCTATATCGGTAATGGTAAGATCGTCTGGACTGATGGAGAGATCCAGGCAGCTACAAAAGTAGAACGTCAGACAATGGCTAGCGAACAATCACAAGCTGGACGAACGACTCCAGATTTGCCTTTTTAAGTAACTAGATTAGTGGGGAGGTGTAACAGCCTCCCTTTATTATTAAAAACACCTTAAAACTCCATAAAAATGATTACAGATATTTCTAAAATAAAATCCAAGCTTTACGATGTGAAGTACGATAGGATCGAGCAAGGAAAAGGACTTGGAATAGAAGAAATAGATCAGTTTTTAAGATACAAAAAAGGAGCTTTTAATGTTTGTATCGGTCACGCAAACACTGGTAAGACAACGGTGATCTTATATCTAATGATGTCGTACGCTATGAAACATAACCTAAAATGGTTAATATTTTCTTCTGAAAATTCAGACTACAGCATAGCTAGAAAGTTGTTAGAATTTAGAACTGGACAACCGATTCAGAAATTACCAGATGCAACTATAGAGAAAGAGGTTGATTGGATTAATGATCATTTTAAAATCATGCAAGTGGATAAACTTTATTCAGCTAGGACTTTAATGTCCGAAGCTAAACTGATCCTGGATGCCTGGAAGTTTGATGGTTTGTTAATTGATCCTTATAATTCACTTACTAAAGATCCAGCGCTACTAAGGTCTGTAGGAGGTCACGAATACGACTATCAAATCGCTTCAGAAATGAGACTATTCTGTAAGACTCACAATGTGACAATGTGGCTAAATGCTCATGCTGTTACTGAAGCTCTAAGAAGAAAGCACCCTAGCGGTCATGAGTTCGAAGGATTGCCACAGCCTTGTAGTATGGCTGACGTAGAAGGTGGTGGAAAATGGGGGAATCGTGCTGATGATGTGGTTTCGATTCACAGGTATACCCAGTCACCAGATAGATGGATGGTTTCAGATATTCATGTCGTAAAAGTAAAAGAGACAGAAACTGGGGGTAGACCAACTAGCTTAGAATCACCAATATCTTTAAGAATGCAACCAGGAAACGTTTCTTTCACAGTAGCTGGAAAAGACGTGATAGATCACTCAGTAAAAAACGAAGTTTCACCTATTTTAAAATTTTAGAATTATGATCACAATAATAGTACTAGTATATGCAGTTTTCTTTATAGACATGGTTAGACTATATAGAACAAAAAAAGATGCGATGTTTATCTTTTCAACTTCCAGAACATTCCTTTTCGGAGCGTCTACAGTTTCAGATGTGGATGACAATGGCGAAGAATACATGGTCTTTCAGATAGCTTTCGCTTGTTTTATATTAACTTTAACTTATGCTAAATAACATGGACAGATCAAAAAACAAAGCCTTAGAGATGCTGGCTGTTTATCATTCGGAATATATAAAGATGGCTAAAGCCTTAGCGAACAATAATTTAGAAGTATTCAATTACGCTGAAGATTTTGTCCAGGAGGCTTATTTAAGACTATCCAAATATGATGATTTGTTTGAAAAAGTAGTTTCTGACAAAGGCAAGGTTTCAAAAGGTTATATGTTTTTTACTTTAAGATCAATAATAGTTAACAGCATAAAGAAGAAAAGCAATCTAAACTTTAGCTATCTGGGGTCTCAGTATGACTTTGAAGAAAAGTATAACTGGATCGATCCAGGAATGGACAAAGAAAGACTAGGAGCTGAAGCTTTAGAATCTAAAATGTACCAGATTTTAAAAGAAAACGCTAAATGGTTTGATTATGAATTGTTTAAAAAATACTTAACTACAAAGAAGTCTTTTAGAACAATGGCTGAAGAGTCAAAGATAGGAATTAGAACTATTTATTTATCTATTAAGAGGTCAAAAATGATCATAGCCGAAAAGCTTCACGAAGACTATATAGATTTCTTAAATGGCGATTTTGACTTAATTTAAAATAACTAGCAAATAGTTTGTATATGTCAAATAAAAAACATATATTTACGCATTATCAATTAAAACCTAAAAAATGGAAAAATCAATTAATGAACGAATCTTTGAATTATCGGACGAAGGAGTTTCTCCAGGAAAGATAGCTCAGAAGCTTAAAGTAAAAAAAGCCATAGTTATGGACATCCTGGGCGAAGCTGGCAAGTCTGAAGGTCTAGGCTCAATGATTGAGGCTGTAACAAAAGCAACAGGTATAAAAGCTGCTGTAGAAGCGATTACTGATGACTGTGGATGTAAAGCCAGAGCTGAAAAGTTGAATAAAATATTTCCCAATAGGAAACTAAATGATTTACTTAACGATCAGTATGACTTTTTGCACAGTTTCTTCACTCCAAAAGCTCCAGGCTCTGTGAATAGAAAGCTTCAAGTTCAGCTTGTAGATGTGTACAATCATGTCTTTAATTCAAAAAGAGAGGTTTCGTCTTGCGGAGTTTGCGTGGCTGGAATGATTAAACAACTTAAAAAAATCTACGATGAGTCCAGTAACAACTAAAGAGCTGAAAGAAATGTCTATAGACGATCTAACTTTGATAGCTGACATGATAGCGGCAAAGATAACGTTTCTAAGTGAGTCTGGAAAAGATGAGGAAAATCCAGAGCAATACAAAAGAATGGCTTTAGAGCTGTATCATTTGTCAGAGATTATAGAAGAAAAAGAATTAAACCTTAAAACCAAAACAGATGTCAAAGGAAAAGCAAATTAGACCAAGACTAGAAGGATCTAAGAAGATTAACTTCGAATTCTTCAACAACAAAGAATCCAGAGTTCTGGTAATAGGTGATCTTCACGCGCCTTTTGACCTGGACAGTTACTTCCAGCATTGTGTTGATGTATACGAGCGCTACAACTGCAATAGAGTAATTTTTATAGGGGATGTGATCGATAATCACTATAGCTCATATCATGAGACAGATGCGAACGGTATGGGAGGTAAGGCTGAGCTGGATCTAGCAGTGGATAGATTGGCTAGGTGGTATCATAGATTTCCAAATGCTGATGTAACAATAGGTAACCACGACAGGATCATCATGAGAAAAGCACAATCTTCTGGAGTGCCATCCGCATGGGTGAAAGACTATAAAGAGGTGTTAAATACTCCAGGATGGAACTTTGTAACTTCAGTAGAAATAGATGACGTGCTGTATATTCATGGCGAAGCTGGAACTGCTAAGACAAAAGCCAGAGCGGACATGAGATCTACTGTCCAAGGTCACCTACATACACAAGCCTATACTGAGTATTTTGTAGGAGCAAACTCTAGAGTCTTTGGATGCCAGGTAGGATGTGGAATAGATGCAAAGTCATACGCTATGGCTTACATGAAAGTAGGTAAGAAGCCAGCTATAGGGTGCGCTGTAGTATTGGGAGGGAAAACAGCTATAAACGAATTAATGGTGTTATAATGAATACATACAACGAAGAAGGATGGGTAGACGAAAGAACATACTGCCCATCTGACTTAATGGCTTTAGAAGTAGAAGCTGAAGAAGTAAAACAATCAAAACCAAAAATAATGATAAATCAAATTAGTAATTTACAATCTCAAGTAACGACTTTGCTGACAAATAACGAAGCCCTTAGAGATAACGATGCAAAATTAATTTCAACCATATGGAGCAAACAAGTGAATGTCTCAGAAATATCAGCAATGGAATTCATTATTCAGCTGTCTTCTGGTAACTTAAAATCCACAGAAAGCATCACCAGAGCTAGAAGGTTAGTTCAGCAAAACAATCCAGCGCTAAGAGGTTTAAAATACAAATCTAGACAAATTACTGGAGACGTGGTAAAAGAAAACATTCATACTTTAAATGCATAAAAATGAGCTGCAAAAATAACTGTAATTGTAACGAAGAAAAAGAACCGATTGGATTAACTTACGATATGATCATAGAGAAATATTTAGACAATCCTCCATTCGCTCAGCAAATAACCAGAAAGGATATGCCAGTTTTCTCTGGAGTTCTAAAGTATTTTCCAGATGCATTAAAAGAAGTTAGTAGGTGTTCAAAAGCTGGGAACGATCAACATCATGCGGAAAAGCCTTTGCATTGGGATAAATCAAAAAGCACAGACAACGAAGACGCTTTAACGAGACATCTCATAGATCATGGACAGATGGTAGATAACGATCAGCACCCAGTAGATGATGATGGAGTATTGCATTTATCAAAAGTAGCCTGGAGAGCCTTGGCTTCATTACAAATATTTCTAGAAAAGAACCAATAAGTAGAATAGTCTTAAAAAAATGATTTACTTTACAAAAGGAAAGAGATATGATAAGATAACTTAGAAAGCTTAACATAGAAATTAAAACCATGGAGATTAGCCCTTTACGAAAGTGAGGGGTTTTTTTTTGAAAAAAAAGTAAAAAAAG